AAAATTTGTAGCTTTGTGTGGTGAAGCAGGTATTGATTTAAACGAAGCTAGAACAGAGAAAGAGAGAAAGTCTCTTGAGGGTTATGGTAAAGTATTAGATGAAAAATTTAAATACAAAAAACTTGAGGGATATCAAGAAAAAGTAGAGGTACAGTTAGATGATTTACCCATACCTATTATTGGTTATATTGATTTTTTGTTTGATAATACCATAGTTGATTTGAAGACAACTGCAAGGATACCATCAAAGCCTACAGAATCACAAAAGAGACAGATGGCTTTGTACTCTATGGCATATCCTGATAAGAAAGTGGATTTGTTTTTTGCTAGTTCTAAAGATAGTAAAAAGTTTTCATTAAGAAGTTTATCTGCCTACAAAAAGCAAATAAAAACAGTTGCTTTTACAATACAAAGATTTTTATCTTTAAGTGAGGACAAGCATACTTTAGCACACTATGAGTTCCCAAATACTGACTCTTGGATGTGGTCGGATAAGATGAAAAAAGAAGCAGAAAAGATTTGGTAAAACCACAAAGTGCGAAAGCAAAAGGCAGAAGATTACAACAATGGTTTCGTGACCTTCTTATAAATAAACTAGATATACATCCTGATGATGTTGAATCAAGATCAATGGGTGCAGGTGGGGAAGATTTAATAATGGCAAGAGAAGCAAGAAAAAAGTTTCCCTATTCTATTGAATGTAAAAATCAAGAAAAAATAAACATATGGAAGTCATACTTTCAAGCACAAGAAAATAGTAAAGATTATGAACCTGTAGTTGTAATTAAACGTAACAATCATAAGCCATTGTTATTGGTTGATGCAGAACATTTTATAGATTTACATAACAAAAATGAAAGGAAATAGTTATGAAAAGAAAGTTAAACGCAGTATACATAGAGTTAGTTCCAAAGGCAGAGGGTTCATATTGGACAGGAGATGTAGAATTAAATATTATTTGTGATCCCAATTCTACATTGGATAAAGAAAGTCAAAGTTCCTTAACACATTTAGCAGAATTAATAGCTTGCTCAGTTCCAATTATGGAAGTTGAACCAAGTATGGCAACAAAAATGGAGCAGTTTTTAGCTACCTTTGTTAAGAAAAAATTTGACATAAAAGAAGAAAAAGATAATGTAGTACATATAAATTTTAAAAGAGAAGATTAATATGGGAATGTACAGAGAAGAATTAAATAAAAAATTTAAAGAAATAGGTAACATGGCTAGAAGACAGGCACGAGAACAATCTGATAATACACAGATTATGGATATGGTCAATCATCCACCTCATTACAATCAAGCAGGTATAGAGGCTTTAGATGCAATTATGGCAGCCACAAATGAAGGCAGTGAGTATTATTTGCAGGGAAATATAATAAAATATATTTGGAGATATAGGTATAAAAATGGTGTTGAGGATTTAGAAAAAGCATTATTTTATTTGAATAAATTAATTAAAGTAAAGAAAGATGATACGAGTTAACATAATTTTAAATGTTAAAGCTGACCCTAGCGAATATCCAATACCATCAGACGGAAATGTAGGGCAGGAAATAGAAGATTATTTAAAAGATATAATACATGAAGTGGATGGTCTAAAAGTGACTAGCATAAAGGTAATAACACGGGAGACATAGATGAATAATTATTTACCAACAGATTATCAAAATTTTATAGCCTTATCTCGTTATGCGAGATGGAATGATGAAGAACAAAGAAGAGAAACTTGGCTTGAAACTGTTGATAGATATTTTGATTACATGGATAATCATCTTAAAAGTAAAAACAATTATACGATAACAAAAGCATTGAAAGAAAAAATGACGGATGCTATTGTTTCCCTTAGTGTTATGCCGAGCATGAGAGCATTAATGACTGCAGGTGTTGCTTTAGACAGATGCCATGTTGCAGGCTATAACTGTAGCTACATACCTGTAGATAGTCCAAGAAGTTTTGATGAATGTATGTATATTTTAATGTGTGGCACAGGTGTTGGTTTTTCTGTTGAAAGAGAGAATGTTGATAAATTACCTGTAGTTAATGAACATTTTGAAAATAGCACTACAGTTATTACAGTTGCAGATAGCAGACCGGGTTGGGCAAGAGCATTACGTGAACTTATAGCTATGTTATATGTAGGGCAAGTTCCATCCTTAGATGTGTCACAAGTTAGACCTGCGGGTGCAAGACTAAAAACATTTGGTGGTAGAGCATCAGGTCCTCAACCTTTGGTTGACTTATATAATTTTTGTATATCTATATTTAAGAAGGCATCAGGTAGAAGATTATATCCTATTGAGTGTCATGATATTATGTGTAAGATAGGTGAGGTCGTAGTTGTTGGTGGAGTTAGACGTTCTGCACTTATATCTTTATCTAATTTAGGTGATGATCAAATGAGACACGCAAAGTCAGGTCAATGGTGGGAGAACGAAGGGCAAAGAGCATTAGCCAATAACTCTGTAGCATTTAAAGGTAAGCCTGAGATGGGTACATTCATGAGAGAGTGGACATCTTTATACGAATCTAAATCAGGAGAACGTGGCATTTTTAATAGAGAATCAGCTATCAAACAAGCAGCTAAAAACAAAAGAAGAAAATATGCTTTAGTTGAAAAGCCTGTGTTACCTTTAGATTATATACAGTTTGGTTGTAATCCTTGTAGTGAGATTATACTGAGACCTTATCAGTTTTGTAATCTTACAGAGGTTGTATGTAGACAAACAGATGATTTACAAACATTAAAAGATAAAGTTAGAATGGCTACTATATTAGGAACATTCCAATCTACTCTTACAGATTTTAAATATCTACGTAAGGTGTGGAAAGATAATACAGAAGAAGAAAGATTGTTAGGAGTTTCCCTAACAGGTATTCTTGATTGCCCTATTCTATCTCCGTATGATAAAAATTTAGAAGACACTCTTGAACAATTAAAAGAAGTTGCAGTAGAAACAAATAAAAAGGTAGCTAAAGATTTAGGCATACCTCAATCTACTGCTATTACTTGTATTAAACCATCAGGAACTGTTTCTCAACTAGTTGATAGTGCAAGTGGTATTCACGCTAGACATAATCCATATTACATTAGAACTGTGCGTGGAGATAATAAAGACCCACTAACACAGTTTATGAAAGAAGCAGGTATACCTATAGAGCCTGACATTACTAAGCCTGACAGTGTTTCTGTTTTTAGTTTTCCTATGAAGTCACCAAAAGGTGCTACCACCAGAACTGAAATGACTGCTATAGAACAACTTAATTATTGGTTAACTTTTCAAAGACATTGGTGTGAACACAAACCATCTGTTACTGTATCTGTAAAAGAGAACGAATGGATGAAAGTTGGTGCATGGGTGTATGATAACTTTGATGAAGTATCAGGAATATCTTTTCTACCTTTTAGTGAGCATACTTATAAACAAGCACCTTATCAAGATATAGACGAAAATGAATATAATAACTTACTAAATAATATGCCTGAATCAATTGATTGGGGTAAGTTAAAAGATTTTGAAAAAGAAGACACGACTACAGGAAGTAAAGATTTAGCATGTGTTGCTGGATCGTGTGAAGTGGTTGATATAGAAGGAAGATAAATATGAGAGAAATTTTATTATCTGCATTAAAATCTTATTATGTCGGTAACATAAATAAACACATAGCAAACGTTGAAGTTTATTTAAGAACATCCGTTGGCATTGGAGAGCATACTGACATACAAGGATCAATAGATAAAGAGCTAGAAGCTATAGACAAATATGATGCTAGACTATCCGTACTTATAAAATACTTTGAAAGAAAGACTGTAGAAGAAAGTGATAAAAAAGAAAAAAAATCTAAGTAGACAAGAAAGAGGTCTAGGTAAATATGATGCACCCTTGAAGTTGCAATATAATCAGGGCATCACAGGTTTTAGATTTAATAAAAAGAATCCTTTTCCTGTAAAAACTATGCAACATAGGGAGTGGCAAAGAGGTTATAACTTTGCTTATTTTAAACAGGTTGAAAAAAATGAGTCTAGAAAAAGAGGCTAAAGAGTTTATGGAAAAGAGAAATAAAACTACTTCCAAGAAATTAGAAGAAATATTTGAGAATGTTAAACTTGTGCAGGGCTTAACAGATATAATTCTAAAAAAGTTAAAGGAGTTAAATGCAAAAAATAACTCCAACGCATGACCTATCTTGGTATTTAAAATGGATAGGTTCTATGTTCATCATGTCAGGGATAATCTGTCGAGCAGTCGGTGTGTTCCCCTTCTACGATTTGATATCCTCCTGCGTAGGCACAGGTTGCTTAACTGGTATGGCTTATCTTTGGCATGATAGAGCATTATTAATGGTTAATGGTGTTGCTTGTGCAGCGTTGATGATGGGAATATTAAGACATGTTACTACTTAATTATTCCAAACTCTTCACCTATATCTAACAAATCTCCGTAATCATCCATTTCTATATCCTGACCCGGATTTTGTTTTCTCCATTCTCTTTCTATTATCTCTCTGTCCAATCCACGTAGTCTAAAAAATCTTGCTCTATTTTTTCTAATTATGTCATCGGTTGTATCCCAATCTTGACTACTTAAAGCATAAGCTAATGCTTCATTTTTAATATTAGCCATTTCTAATTTAAGAGCTTTCTTTTTTTGTGCATCATTATCTAAACTATTATAGTCAGGACTATTAATATAATCACTTAAATACCCCTCTAATGCATAACCTGTGTATAATCTCGCATCTCTATTCGCTTCAGGGTCTTTTAATTTTCTTGGTGCTACTTCAACATAATCTAATTTTAATCTATCTAGTTCTTTTTGTGCAGTATTTCTAGGCTCTTGTGGAGTTAGTCCTGATATTTGTCTGAAGAAAGGCATATAGTTTTGTATGCCACCTGCTTTGTATGGGGATGTTTGTGCAGGTCTTTCAAAGAATCCATCACCATCTGCGTGTGCTTCCATAGGAAATGATCGAGTAGCTTGCTTTAACACGTAAGGAATAAACTCTACGTCTGTATTGTCGGTTAATAACCTGTAATCAGGATCAACCATAGCATATACATCTTTTAACACCCCTGCACCTACAGTGTATGTACTAAAATAATTTCCTAAAAATCTAGCTCCGATTTCATTTAATTTAGTTTCATCAGAAAGATTTGATTCTTTAGTTAAAGCAGACACTAATCCATCCATCATGTCTAAACTCACACCTGCTCTACCAAATGCTCCACCTGTTAATGCAGTGGTTAAATCTCTAATACTTATTTTCTCTGATACCTTTTCATTATCATGTAATCTAAAGCCATATTCTCTTTCAAAATATCCATTTGGTTTACCTAATCTATACACATAATCTGCTAATGCCGCAAATGCAGTGAAAGGACCTAAGGCTGCTCTAGCATCAAATGTACCATGACCGAATGGATTTTTGTATTGATAAGCACCTGTAGTCTCATCTCCTAACTGCTCTCTCATGCCATAAAGTGCAGTGATCATGCCCATTCCTGTCATTTGTTTAGCAAATCTATCTGCACCTCTGGCTTTATTTAATATGCCAAAAGCATCAATCATTCCCAATACAGGAGCATGCTCATAAAAAAATCTAAATGCATTTACCATGTATCTTGGAAAAGGAACAAATGTTGATCCTAATTGTGTACTAAAAGTATCAATAAAACCTGCTGCAACTTGATTAAATCCACCTTTTCTTCCTCTAAATCTGCCTGTTTGATAGGTAAAATCCATTGCCTCTGACATGGCATTCGCTATGGCTTTGTCATCCATTAATTTCATGTTTCCACTAGAAACTAAATCACTTAAATTACTTATTCCATTTTTCTTAAATACATCACCTGCATCTATTCTAATTAACTTATCTATTTCTCTAGAGAATATAGCTGCCTTAAACATGTTGTCACTCATGGTATTAAATCCATTGGCGAATGAAGCAACTCTCATCATTCTACTATTCTGTGTTCCTATCTTTGATGTTACGCTGTTTCCTATATCTCCTAATGATCTAAACAACTCTGATGCTTTTTCAGAATTACCTAACTTAGGGTCTTTAAACATTTTAACTAATACTGCAGTGTCTTCACTTTGTATCCCTAGAACTAAATCTTTTAAATACGCAGAACTAAATGCATTTTTTAAATCTGCCACACCTTCTTTGGCAGCAAAAGTACCTGCTTGTTTTAATTGATCATCATTAAATATCACACCTCTCACGTATCTTTGAGGTGCTACAACTAAAGTTCTGAGTAAGCCTGCATTTAAATTATTAAAACCATAAACATAATTTCTAAAATATCCGTTTGTAGTATTTCTTACAGTTGTAGCTAGTTGCACTGTCATTAAACCAATACGTGTTTTATTTAATGCACGTAATCCATCATTGATAGAATTTAAAAAATTACCTCTATCTGCATTTTTAAGAATCTCTTCTCTAGCTTGTTCTGTAGTTCTACCTAAAGTATATAAACTTTTATCTACTTCATTTAACTCTTCAAATAATTTTTTAGTCTGATCTTTTGATATTCGACTTTGCACACCTAATGTTCTACCTGCTTCAGATATCTCTGCTAAATATAATGATCCAAACTCTTGAGCAGTTAGATTGTGTTTTTTAAGAATACCCTGAAAGGCATCCATTAATTTATTTTTCATTCCTTCATCAGGTAAGGAAAAACCTCTTGCTATTCTAGAAGTTATTCTCTCTTCTAAATCTTCTTTACTACCTTTAACAACACCTGCTCTAGGTCCTATCATATCTATTATTTCTGCACCTGCAGAGGATATATTAGCTATAATTTTACTATCTAAGCTAAATAGTGTTCCAACTTCAGGAGCTAAATCTTCTTTTAATTTTTTACCTTTTTCAAGTGACTCTTCTGCAGTTTTTGACAAAGCTACTTTATTTAATTTTGAG